GACTGGGTTTAGTTTGCATCTGATCGATCTGGTCGCTCCAAGCAGCCACCTCCTGCGCCAACTTCTCCTGGGGACTCATGCCATTCATCTGTGCTGTCCCCTCATCTTGCCCCTGTACAACGGCCTGATAAAAGCCCGGAAATGCCTCCTTTGCCTTGACAAGATCATCTTCGGTGAGTACTCTGTCACCTGAAGCGTTGGAACCGCGAAAGGGATTGGTCCTGGAGTTAAGGTTCCAGCGCTTTATTTTTTCGGTATTTGCATAAACAACTGCATCATTTTGTTCTTGCAGACTAAAGAACAAGTCGTTTTTCTTACCAAATGCAGTTTTAACCAGATTAATGGTGCCGTAGTAACCTTGCGCCTCAAACTGGATGGGAACAACCACCGTTTTCCCCTTTGCGTCTAAAAGCTCAAGCATAAATGTGTAAGAACCTTGTCGACGGTCGTCCTTGAAGATGGCGATTGGATCAGCAAGCGCTGTAGGTAGCTGTTTCAGGACCTCACGCGTCATCTCAGGGTGTGAATGGTGTGTAGCGCTTGACCTTTCAGCCCAAGGGAAAAACCCATCAAAGACGTGCGGATGCGCTTTCAGCTCATGAAAATCCGCACCTACCAGATGCATAACTAATGGCGTCTGCTTGAGCATGAGTACCGGCTGACTGGGTTTAGTTTGCATCTGATCGATCTGGTCGCTCCAAGCAGCCACCTCCTGTGCCAACTTATCCTCTGGACTCAACACATTGACCTGTTCGAGGTGGGAGCCGGCCTGGGGCTCTGCCAAAATCGACGGCATGATCTGTCCAATCCGCTCAATTGGAAGTCCAGAGCGCTGAGCGAGTAACGTCACCATGGACGCACCAAGTCGAGCCTGCGTGAGAACTTCCGCCTTTTGAAAATGTGGGGCGACAGTATGAATCTGTGCGGCAAGCATTTTTTCGATACGTGAGCTCTCCTGACGCCACTGTCGGTTTTCGACAGAATCTAAGAACCGATCGGCAAGTTTCTGCTCACTGCCATCGAAAGAGGCCTTCACGATCTGCTTCATGAGATCCTTGCGAGCCTGATCAACCTTGATTAGATCTGCCACACTCAAGGCATCCGGAGCAAGACGAACATGATCTGTAAGACGCTGTCCGAGCGGTGTACTTGCGAATTTAGTAGCGTACTCAGAGGTCGACACCTCAACATCGACTCCCAGATCGGCAGCAGCTTCAACCTGATCTGCGACTTCTGGCGCAATCTGCCGTAGATCAGTCATAGAGACGTTTTGATCAATCATTGCCTGACGGAACTCTGCTCCGTCAATGTAAGTGGTCGGCGCTCCTGCTGCATCTGCCTGACGAGCGATTAATGCCTGAATCTTGTTTGGAGCCGTCTGAATAGACTCCATCTGCGGCACAGCCTGTGCTGCTGTCTCAAAGAATTCTTTTGTTTGGTTTGCACGATGTACCTTATGTGCGCCAACGCCGACTGCAGCACCACCACCCAAAGCGCCAAGTACTGCCGTAGCCTGCAGCGTCTTCCAAGCGATTTCAGACAATCGATCAAAGAGTGCCTCTCCATTCACTGCATCAAAGTTTCCATTGGCATAAAGGCGAGCTATCTCTTCGGACGCCATATTCACGCCTTCCTGCATGACTTCAGTTGCGACCTCTTCACCAACACCTCCTGCATAGGCCAATGCCGCATGCTTCAGAACTGTTCCCATCGTCGGCGTGGCAAGTGCGGCATTCACGGTCTTTGCCCCATACTTTGTCATCAAGGTACCAAGCAGAGGCTTGGCGGCGGAGCCAAGCACCTTTATGCCAACCATTTCTATAAGAGAGTTGACAGCCCCTGCTCCAGTCGACAACCAACGTGCAACAGCCGGATCAACCTTAGCCATATACATGTCACGGTAAGAAGACCCTGCTTCGACATCAAAAGTGGACTGTGTTGCTGCACCAAGCGCTGACCCGCCGACAAGACCTGCCACAGTGCCAATACCAGGAATGACGGAAGCAGACATACCTCCGACCGCTGCACCTTTGGCCGCTCCTTCAATACCACTTCCCGAGAACATTGAAGAAACCATTTGACCAACTACAACAGCAGCCTCATAAATGGCATTTCCTTCGGCGTCTCCCGTAAGGGTTTTCATTTCCGACTCGAGCCGACGATCCTCACTGAGGAGATGTTCATCAATCCGCGTGAAGCCTTGACGCGCACGATTCCAAAGAAGTCCTTGTTCTGTCTGAAGCGTGCCAACTTTGTACCAATCACCAAGATGTCCAACGGTGTCAGACAAATAGTCACCAGGTCTCTTTACGAGCTGAATACGTTCGTCAAGTTCTTCATCCCCAGTGGATTCATCGTCGCCAAGACGCAGTGGCTTTTCACGGCTGAATGTTCCAGAAGGTTTGGTGTGCGGATCAATTTCAGGTTTCCATGACTGTGCCGATCCGAGCTTCCCAAACTGCTTCTCCATCAGTGCCAGCGGTTTCAGATCATTTTTGAAGATTGGCGCTTCAAGTGGGTTCTCCTGAAAATAACGACTCGAGGTCGGCAAATCTGCAAGCAACGTTTCGGTCTGTTCGCGCTGCAGGCGTTTCTCTTCTCGATCAAGGTTGAGTTCTACCTCAAGCTGTGAACGGTTGTAGTGCTCAGCAAGCGCCGCCACACGAATAGCCTTTTGCGAATCGCCGCGATCAAGTGCATCTGCCGCCATGCGACGAATTTCGTACTGATCATCAAAGTAGTTCCATTCCGGTTGTTCAATCGGAAGATCTTGCGCAGCATCCACAGTTGGCCCTGACGGCTCGGCCGCATTCGTTTGTGCTGTGAAGTCGCCAATCTGTTCAGGAAGCGTCACGCCTGTTGGCACCTCCGCGGAGACAGGAGTGACGTTAGTAGATTCTGCAGTGCTGCCGGGAACGGTAATCTGAGCCATTACTTTGCCTTCTGAGGATTCTGAAAAATGATGGCCGCGCACATGTTCGATATATCTTCATTAGTGATCTGTGCGTTCGACGCATATTTGGATGCCTTACGGTGCTTCTCAAGCTCCCTCAAGGCTTGAGCCATCACTTCTGGCGGCCATCCATAGCCACGGCGCAACGCATCGGCCACGGCTTTTTGTTCCTTCGACAGTGAATCAAGCTGAATGCCAAATTTTTTGAGAACGAATGTCTTGTTGTCAGCATCAGACCCAGACACTTTGTAAGCACCACGGAAAAGCCCCGAAGCAATATCCGTTACTGCACCGGAATTGATCGCCTCAAAGGCATAAGGATCATCAGAGAACCATCCAGAACCCTCCAGCCTAGATACGATCCCCGCTTTGCCGCGCTCAAGAACATCTCGTGGTATGACACCTTTCTGATACTGTTGCGCCTGATAATCGAACCATTCGCCAGCCGCATTTAAAACCTCCGGCCAACGTGCTTTCAGTTTTTTATTTGCCTTCACTAACGATTTCACGTCGCTCAGGTAAGCCTTTCGGTCTTCATTCGATAACTGTTCCTGAGTTCGCTTAAGCCCTTTTAAATCAGTAGGGCTGATTCGATCAGCAAAAGAATTCAAATTGAGATTGGCAAATCTTTCTGGATCCTGAGCAGACATGCGTTCTAACATCCCCCATGTCGTCATATCTGTTTTTACAGATTCCCCACGTTCAAGCTTGCCAATATAAGTATTCAGTGACAGGTATCCCTTAGGATCAAGTTCGCGAAGATCTTCCATCAAGGTGGTCGGAATCGTCACTTCCTCACCTTTCGAAACTTTGTCCGCTACGAAATTCCAAACCGCATCCGTGATCTCTGAGAGACGCTCTTTTTTGATTGCATCCTCAAGGGCGTAGTGTTTCTTCACGATTCTCTCTACACCAGCACGAGATTTTTCATCCTGACCAGCCACTGCTTTAAGGGCTTCTGACTCCGAATTAGCCGACTTCAGAATGCTCGCCGCGATACGCCTTTCCTTTTGATCCTGAAGCCCTGCTCGGACATACTTATCAGCCTGCGCGATTTGGTCGGCCGACATCTCATCCCGATGCGCCGACAGATATGCTTTTGCCTCCGTAGGAGACAGATCGTCAACCATCTTGGAGATACGCATGGCATGAATCGGCCCCATATATTTAGCCATGTCGACCGTCTTGCCGCTAATTCGTGCAACTGTCAAAGCGGCGTCACGAACAACAGCCTCTCCTGAAGCTTGCAATTCGGGATCGTCCGAAAGCGCCTGAGTCATACCCAAACGGAATTGCGCCTGAGCCTGATCCACTTGATAGACCTGTGCTTGTTTGAACTCCCAAGAGCCAACATCACTTCTCAATTTGGCTGACGCATCCTGAAAGTAAGCATCCAATGCGGCACGCTGCCGTGGATTCCCTGCCTTCAAACGAATCGCATCGTATGTCTCTTTGAAATTTGCACTCACCTCATCCGTAAGACTCTTCCCATCCGGACGTTCAAGAGCATTAATCCCTAACAGGGTTTGATAGCCAGAATCTTTGTTGTAACGAAGATCAAGGCGCTTCTCTTCGAGCTGAGTAATCAAATCCTTGGCGCGAACCTGATCAAGTTCGCTCTGCCACTTGTCCACAGTCTGAGAGAATTTGTCGAACCTCTCTACTACGCTCTGTGCCAATGCGTCCTGTGAAAACTCTGTTTTAGGAGCCGCTTGAAGACCTCCCATGTTTTCCGTCGAACCAATAGCAACATTGATACTGAATGGATTTTTCGGAACAGTAATAGCCATATCTGCTCCTTATTTAGCGGCGCTCATGCCGCCGGCCGCTTTGCCGGCACCCTTGCCAAAGAAGGAGCCAAAGTTCTGCCAGGTACTTCCGCTCATACCACCGCCTTTTCCGCCACCAGACATGCTTCCCATCATGTCGGAGGATTCCATTGCGCTTCGTACCATCGTCGTAATCGCTGCTGCCCAAGGTGTGATGGATTTCTGCGCAGAGCGAACAGCCAAAGCCTTATTTGAGACGCCTACGGCAGCACGGCGGTATCCGAAAGACTGCGCGACGGCATTCGCCATGATCTGATTGACCTGAATCTCCTTCGAGATGTCGTAATCCGTTAAAACTTCTGCGCTTGAACCCTGAGCCCCAACACGCACACCATGTGCGGCCATGGAAGTTCGAGCCGAGGACTTCTGCTGTCCGGTTTGGAAGGAAATTGCTGAAGCTTGCTGCATGCCTGCACGCATGGCATCATCCGCGGCCGTCTGATACGTTCGCGCCTGCATATCCAGAAGCTCGGCTTGCATGCCAAGAATCGCCTTCTGCTGCTTTGCTTTGCGATAAGAGAGAAACGGGCCAAGCGTATCTTTAACGCCCTGATAACCGATTTTCATCCCCTGGACAAAGTTGTTGAAGTTCGGCATGCTCTTGATGCCTTCACCAATGGAATTGGTCGCTTCAACTTGCGTCATGCCTTTCGTGGCCGAAGACTGCTGCTGCCCCATTGATGTTTGAACAGGGGCATTCCAGGAATACGATCCGGCTCCAGATCGAAAAGTCCCATACGAGTCCCATGGTGATGATCGGTAGACATCAACGTTTAGGAAGCTCAGCGAACCTCTGTTTTCATTCATAGAAAATACCTCTCGAGATGCTCGAAAGGTACTTCCCTACCAGCTCGCTTTATGAACGCCGAAAAATCAAGCCGAGATAATCCCGGTGACCGCCTGTATTGTTACAGGCAGAGGATCCTCCTGTCTAACGCAGATCTGACCGGAATCTGTCCATGACGGTTTGAGCTGCAATGGAATTTCTCCAGTCACAAGTTCAGCGGGATCTCCTGGTTGTTCTGCCTTACGCTGTTTGTATTCAACCATAGCAATATCATCAAAAGAATGGCCAGCTTGAATCCCTGAGGACCGGTAGACTCGTAGATAGACCTTCGTCACATTCTTCTGCCGAGCAGAGCCATAACTCGAATCGTTCAGGACGCAAGGGAGAGTCTTCAGATCACTGGTATATGGCAGTCCTACATGAACAACAGACGCTGGGACTTCAAGGTTAACTCTTCCATCGCTGACTATTTGTTGAGGAAGCACAGCACCGTCTGCCAGAATTGATACGGTTTTACCTTCAAGCCACGTTAACCCACTAACAATCGTCGTTGGATTTCCTCGGTATGTTCCTCCGCAATCAACAAAGAAGGCGTCAGACTGACTGTCAAAGTTACGCTTCGCCATACGTTCAATGAAGCGTTGATTGTCTCGACGAACAACGCAGTAAAGGACATCCTCATCACCTTCGGCAACACAGGCACAGCTCTCAAAGGCGCCGTCTGTCTGATGTTGGTGCCATGCCCCAACTCCCTCAGAAGCAATGTACGTAAGCCCTAGGAGTGTGCCGTCTGAAGAAACGAACCAAAGCATCGGTACAGGTGCTTTTGAGAAGGTTTGGTCCTGTATCGTTTTGAAGTCGAAAAGATGAGGTGCACGCAGACAGAGATCAGATGTAACAAACCCACCGGCCTGATACTGATATGCAAATTCGCGAACATGACCACCTCGAGCCGCACAATAGATAAGATTATTGTTGACCATTACTGGCTGCACGTTGGAGGCACCTTCAGCCGCCTGTGTTCGAGCACTGAAGGACGTCGGTGTGAGAGAGTCGGAGTTAAGAGAGTCAATGCGAACTTCAGCACCAGATGTCAGCAGTAGAAGTTGCGACAATGGAATGATGTGCCGAATCTGATTGAACTGAGTGACAGCAATCGCATAGGAAATACGATCTTCATCACGAGTTGGTAACGAATAGGAAAAATCAGATTCAGTTGCGGAACGAGACATCACAATGCGTTGGGGATCATTACGCATACCCGCAAAGCACCGGCGCTGTTCGAAATAGCCAACCGCAGCCGGATAGTCTCCGGCATCGCCGACCTGTAAGCGAATAGAAGCGCCTGCGCCACTCGCCGAATAAATGTGAGCTTGAGGATTCGTGTAACCACGCCCGCCACTCCGTACCGTTGCAGAAACAATCTTCCCATCAGCGACGCCGAGCGTAACCTCACCACCAAATCCGGTGGTGTCAGTGATATTACACGTAGGTGATTCAACAACTTCTAGGGGAATAAGAATTCGGTCGTACCACCAATCTTTAGAGCGCGCAAAATCAAAGCGAATTCTTAAATACGGCTTTTTGTAATTCGTCCCAGAATTATTCACGGTAATGCTTGTAATTTTTACTGTATATCGATATTCAGTATATGTCTCATCCGACGTATATCCTTCTCTAGATTCCGTTGATCTCGTGAATTCCCAAGAAACATCAGCCCCAGAACCAGGCCCATTTTCTTTTGGATGGTCGCCGTCGACAATTGCAATCTCTGGGTTCATTAGAGACCCAGAGAAAGATCCAGATTCCCACCCAGACTGAATGATCAGAGCCCCATCCTTATACGTGATACTGGGATTGAAATGGTGTCCAGCTTCATCATGTTTAAATTTGTACCTGTCAGTCTTGCACTTGTCCTTGAACATCTCTAGGAAATTCTTAGGCAGCGGGGCGATCCCCGCAGGCCAATAACCAGATCCGCCACTCGTAACCGTTGCACTGATAATGCCCTTTGTTTGTTTGAAGACGTCGTCATAACGACGTGGAGTAATGCTCGTATCAGCTTTGATATTGTCATCAATGATGGATGTTCCATCCGTATCGCCGATATAACCGTAAAGTCCTCCCTGATTCTTGTAGACACGATACCAAGATGCCCCCGCAACCGCATTCCAACTGATCTTGACCGTCGTACCGTATGCATAAAGATTGGCCACAACAGGCACAGATTTTGAAGCCTCACTTTCTGCTGTTTTATCTGCATTGAGCGACGAAACCCGATACTCAAACGTGTAGTTGTTTTCATTCTTATCATCTGCAGCCTTTGCATTTCGTTCTGCTTTTACCCCCGTTGGCGCAGAAAGCGTTGGGTTGAAGCTCAATTTCTCGATACGCCAATCGGTGAGACTGTATCGACGCAGTTCGACAGGTGCATACGCAGGATGCACAAGCGTCACAACGTCAGCAGACTGCACATAATGAACATCAAAAACATCGTCTGCTGTCCACGGCGTCTTAATTTCGTATGGCTCATCGCCATTCATAAGAGTCTTGCCTTGAGTATGAAAACGGGCGTATTTATCTCCAAGTTCAATGACCATCGTCTGGTCACTATTGAACGTAAAGGGAATCAATCGACACTTTTTGTTCGAGTATTTTGCGTGATTGACATAGGCAAAACCCGCGCGATTCTCCACCGGTCCTTGCGGAAGAACAACAAAATTCCGGCAAATTTCAAGCCCAGCTTGATACTTCGCGTCGTCAATACGTCCGTACATTTGCGGGGAAATCTCCCCGCCAGTAAACGACCTCTGCAGGACCTTAGTTGAAGCCATAAACACCTCCGTCCTGATCGGTGTCAGGCATGAAGACCGTTCGCGCATGTGAACGGCGATTGTTGTTGCGTGCATCAGCTTGCATAGCTTTGCCTAAAGCCTCTTCATAGAGCTTCATGTAATTCGCTGCCATAGTGGCTCCTGAAGAACCTGCGATCATAGGACCGGCGAGATAAGAGGCAAGCAGCCAAGAAAGGGCATCGCAGAAATCTGTAGGGAATGCCTGCGAAGGGACTTCGTCTGACACATAACGAAGCCAAATTGACGGTTCTCTGCAAATAATCACACGAGCATTTTGGAAATTTTCAACGGTGTACTCCGTCAGGCCGCCTCGTGATCGAGATGCGCCTGGAATATGCACACTCAAGAGGTTCAAACAGTCTGTTGGGAGCATGAAGGCATGTTCATCTCCTCCAAGAGGCTCCGTTAAAAGTTCTGCTGGAGTCTTGCGCTTGACGGCGAAGCTCCATGGATATTCACGCAGGATTTTGTCCTTGCAGATCGGATAGAAACGCGCACAGTGGTCGGCCTGCGCTGACCCTTCTGGAGGATCAATCGAAGTAAGAGTCGCCTCATCACCTAATCGAGCAAGAGCAACATTGCAGATATCGACTTCAGTAGCCATAGGATCCTCGTAAAACCAACAAAAACGGGGGCCGTAGCCCCCGAGATAAAAGGATCACCTCCTTTCAGACATTCGCTGCGAAGTCGCTAATACGAGCACCGCGTGGCGACGGAGCCTGCAGTGTGATGCCGCAAGTAACATTGCCTTTGAGTGTGCCGGACGTCGCCGCGTTATAGACAGCTTTAAGGTAACGCGGACATGCTTGAGGAAGACGGATGTTCACACCGGCCCCGGCCGTGGTATCAGTGACCGCCGCCGAAGCAACATCAACGAATGTCGTACCATCAACAGATCCCTGAATGGTGACCTTGACGCAACCATGCGTATCTGTATCAAAACGAGCAACAACGAAAAGCTCGTGTTCTGCAACACCAGCCTTACCGATATCGAGAACATTGGTTCCGGTTGCAGAGGCTCCTGAAAGTTTCTGAGTATCCGAGAAGAGAGATTGAGTATCAAGACGCATGAGGCACCTCCTTACTTGATCTGCGCTTCGGTTGTGCTGATCGAATCGGAAACTTCGATCGGAATGTTGAAGAAGAGCGAGCGGAACTGATCTGCAGCTTCAACGATCTTGACAGCGTTGGAGCTCTTCTCCAAGGCGGCAATTTCGAGTGCCGTCTTGACCTCTTCGCAGCAAAACATGTGTACGTTAGTCGACAGGTCGGCTGGAATCTTGTTCTTTGCACGAATGAGGGTTTTAACCAGAACGTCCGAAGTGAACGTGCCGGTGCCGCCGACAAGGTCGGAGATCTTGATATTCGCGACGCGCACAACTCCTCGCCAATCTTCTAAGGCCGTGCCAGCCTGCCACTTATAGTGGTCACGGTAAACCTCATACATGGAGCCATCGGGGAGAGTCTTGGTTTCTTGCCCCTTGTCTGTATGCTGCAGACCAATCTTTGATCCCTTCGGATAGATGCCAAAGAACTGATCAAGCGAGATGATGAAGATCGATGTGAGATCGTCACCCGTACCGCCAGCATCGATTACGTGCTGTGCTGCCAGAGCACGTTTCGCCCCAGGCAACTGGTTGTAACGTGCAGAAATACCCATAAAACGATCCGGATTGATGTCCGTATCGCCATAGAAAATGGTTTCCGCCATCGTATTACCCATGCCCTGAAAGAATGGCGTCTGTTCAGACAAACGCCATTGAGCAGTGTTGCCGTTGACGTCGGCTAGATCCTTGTCGACCTCGGCATACATTTCGATGTTGCCGCAAGTATCCGTAACCTGTGCAGTCGTGGACTTCTGCGGTTGGACGCCCTGATAGAGCTTGCGGAACGTCGGCTCAGGAATACCCGTCCGGATTCCGTGCAGATAACCGTCGGTTTTGTTGCATTCTTTCCAACGCAACAGCTTCAAAATTGGATCGCGCTTAGAAAGCACTTCCGCAATCGGAATAATGTGACCTTCCTGATCAAGGCGGGAAGCCAGATCAACGAGGGTCGGATACTGAGCAACTGGCATGTAGCCTCCTTAGTTCATATTTGAGTTGTAAAAAAACGCCCTAGCCGGATCGGTCGGTGCTGCCGATGACTTCCCCTTCACAACGACGTCGTTGCCGAGAGCTCGGCCGATGTCGCGAAAAGCTCTAATCACTCCCGGATGTTTGTTGAGATGAAGGAACGTAAAGACCTTTTGAGTCTCTTTATCGAGCATTCCGAACGCGCGATTTGCATCAGCGAGCGTCTGCTTCCAGTTGCCCTGCCCGATGTCAGGATCAGCCTTAGCTGCCGCGAGAAATTGAGCACCGAGAGCGTCGCGTTGTTCTGCCTGACGTTGTTCAAGGAGCGGAGACATGCGCTCCACAATCGTTGAAAACGTTTTTTGCGAAAGATTGAGCTCTTTGCAAACTTCGCTCAGTCCATGAGCCGCACCCTCGTCCAACTTAAAACCTTCCGGCAGATTGAGGTTCTCAGTGCTGTAGCCGCCTTCCGGCGAACCCAGCACATCAACACCAACATCATCTTTGTGCTCATCTGCACCATCCCCATTTGGAATACCCATACCGCTATCTGAATCAGCGGCGGCGTCGGGAGCTAGTTCAGCCGTCCCCGCGGGCGGCGAATGGGGTGTGCCCGAGTCTGCGGGAGCAGCCGCCGTCGGCGTTTCCTCCGATGTCGATGCGGCTGGAGCTGCAGTGGGTTCATCCATTTCGATGTTCCTTTTCCATTAATTCAAGTAACTCTGGACAAGCGGTTTCGACTCGAGCCCGAACAGCAAGACCGATGTCGCGCTGACCAGAAGCAATCGCCATAGCCAACGGCTGAAGCGAAGTAACGCTCTTCGACATCGAACAAAGTTCGAAGATCCAGAAAAAGGCTCTGCGTCCGCTCTTTGTTCCCATCACAACCTTGAGATCCTGAAGAAGCTGCTTTTCGGCATCCTTGCGCCGTTTCGCACGCTCCTCTTCGATCTCAGGATCAAGTGGATCGAAGTCGTCATCGTGTTCGGGATTCATGGTGCCCTCGAGAGTAGAGGCTTTATGGACACTCATCACAACACCCCCTGTACAGCGGCTTGCTGCAAACCGGCAGAATTGACAGCTTGCCCCAGGTTTTTAAGAACATCTGCCTGATTCATGGCCTGCTGCTGCATTGCGGCTTGTTGTTGCACCTGTGTTCTCTGCTGCCGAATGAGTGCGAGGTTCTTACCTGCAACGATCATGGATGGAGGAACACCGTTCATTGATGAGATTTTGTCAACAGCAATGTCCGCATCGAGCTTGTCCAAGACATCCGGTTTCATCTGAGCAATCAAACCTATTTCTTGAATTGTTTTAGTGATGCCTTGAGCGTCTGCAGTGCGCTGTGCCTCAGCAAGCACGGAGATGTACTCGACAGAGAGCTGCTGCCCTTGAAGCATTTCGGGCGGCGGCGGCAACAAATCGTCTTCGATCATGAAACCGAAAGCCGTAGCGACCAACGGATCTAGCATTTCGGAGTGCAAGCGCTCGAGTACAGGGCCAAGCATCATGGACTTTTCCTGCTGCAGCGCAGCAACTTCGGTCGCTGTTCTCTGATCTCCGGCCGATGCAGCGATCATTTGGAAGATGTTGACGTAAAAAATGCTCTGAAGCTGCTGCTGCCGACGAGCAATGAGTGCCTCAAGGGAATCCACAGAAAGACCTCGCAGATCCCATGCGGGACGAACCAACTGCGCATCGTTCGGACCGACGGGGATCAAACCGCCGGGCTGAAGAAGTTGATCAAGCTGACCGGTGTAAGTCATGGGATAGACCATTGCCGGATTTGTGCTCTTATCGACGAGTGTTGCCTCTCGAGTCGCGAGTCGTTGCAGCGACTTCGAGAACGACAGTGCTAGCGAACCGGGACCATGACCATAAACAGAGTTGGCATATGTCATCCAGCGCGGACAAAGCGCGGGGAATTCATCGAATCCCGCCTCAGACAGAATCTTCTTGTCAGCTCCTTCTTCAAAGTAAATAGAGCGCCACGGTTTATTGAGACCGTCTCGCTTGTGATCGTCGCGATCGAACCGAGGTTCGATGGCATGAATCACATCAACACGATGGAACGGATCGGTTCGATAGAACGAACTCACATCAGCACTTACGGCATCAATACCCCACTGATCGACGAGCTGTTTGGCCGTCATGCTCAATCGCCGATACATGGTATCAATGCGCCCGTAGGCGTCATCGGCCAACCAATACTCACCAATCGTCAAGTTCTGCAGGGCAATGGTATCTGTCGGATGCCGTCGACAAATCGTGCATGCAGTGCCGAAAACCGGCAACTCAATGTAGGATTTATGCAGAGCTGAATAAACCTCTGATTTTGCAAATAACAGAAGCATCTGCTTCTGAACGTCGTCAAGCCATTGCCGAACATCGGGTTCTTCATCCAGCTTCGGATCTTTGGTAGTGAGTTTCAACCAAGGCCTTGCGGGTGAAGAAACGCCAGAATAGAGCCCGGACGAAAGCATGTCGGCGTACTGGATTGGCGTTGGGTCTACGATCTTGCGATGACGTCGCCAGCCCTCATAGGGCTTCTCCCCCTCAAAAACCCCTGCCTGCGGCAAGATGAAATCACGGATATCTCGCCACAACGGCTCCCAAGTAGCCCTCTCTTCCTTGAGCTGACTAAAGCGCTCGAAAACTTTACGCGGTTCGACGCGAGCCATGTTTAGGCACCCAGAAGCGTGTTGCCCTTGCCAAGCCGATTTGGATCGACCGGAGCACCTTGAGCGCCCGAAAGCGAAGTATTGCCAAGACCGCTTGTTGTATTACCTTCAAGAAGCGCAGCAAGATCAGCCTGCTTCTGATTGGCCTTATTGCGCGCCTGATCTTCATTCTGCTGAGCCCTCTTTTCGGCCTCGAGCTGATCTTTGGCTAAATTTTCAGCACGGTCGTTCGCGCGCTTTTCCTGATACGAATCGTACAGCCCGAACAAACCGCCGGTAATCGCGCCCCAAACTGAGCTACCCATTAGAGCCTCCTGATGAAAGTGATGAGCGGGACGGGATACGAATCGGAGTGCCGCTTGGCAAGTGCCGTTGCGAGCGACGAACCAACGGCGCTTTGCCATTGAAAAGCAATGCAACCACGCTGCTTAGCCTCTCTCTCAGCAAGAACGATCAAACGACCACCGACACCTCGAGACCGATAGGCCTGCATGCAAAAGATCGTGTCGTTCGTTGCAAACAGTCCCGTTGTCTGGGGATGCACTGAGATAAAGACTGAACAGAGCCCCACCGGCCGCTCTCCATCGAAGGCCACAAGCGAAAAACTCAGACCAACAGCATCAAGCGCCTCATAAACGGCATCGTTTAGTGCCAGCGGGAATCCTTTCAGTCCGGATTCCACAAAGTTGTGCTGAATTAAATCCGTGCAGAGTTGTCTCGCTTGAAGCAATGACATCGTTTCGTATCTCATGCCGGCAGTGTCGAGGCACGACATGAGGCTTTATGGACGCGCTACATGCTGCGCCACTCATCGTCGAAAGCTCGTTCCGGATCATAAGGACGGCGGTTATTCAGCATCTTCGCAAGGCGTGGATCCATTTGTGGAGGTACTGGCGCCGCAAACGTCAAAGCCAGAGCGTCAGCCATGTCAGGTGAACGACCAATGCGTTCTTTGATCTTGTCTTTGGGTTCAAGGATCTTTGTGCCGCGGGTTGTAAAACCGTATGTAGGTGCGGCCAGATCGGCCTGCAGTATTTCGTCTGGAGGAATTGCTCCGCCCTTCTCCAGCCACTGCTTCATCTCCCACCACATTTCCATGCGGCGATTCTCGAAGATGTCTTTACGCGGCCCTTTACCGCCAAAGTAGACCTCGGCAACATTGAAACGCATTTGCCGGAGACGATCGATGACGCCGGTGCCTTCGCCTGCGTCAATGAAAACCTGTGCCGGGTTGTGCTGGGCGATCTGAATAGCAACACGGTCTGCGACTTCCATGTTGTCAAGCCCACGAATGACGATCGGCGGGAAAGCCACGAGCCCCTGCCGTCGAAATATCACGGTGGAATCAGAACCAAAGCGAGCGACGTCGACACCGAGCACAACGGGCGCAGACGAGTAATCACGCTCAGCGTAATGCCTGCCTGCAGCAGCTCGAACCGTGTCAATGCTGATCAAATTGTCATCTGACGCAGCATTGAAGTCGCACAGGAACTCCTGCCGGTACTCGTTCTCAGACATTTCCTTGCGCAGGCTATCGAGCTCCTTCTCTGGAATAACACGCGTTTGTTCAACACCGTAGACCATAGCCTTCCACTCTTTCTCGCCTTTAGCCTCTCGTGCTAGCGCTAAGTCATACATCTGGCTGAACAGATTGATGCCCTTCGGCGTTCCAATGAAGACTGCCCACCCCTTGCGGTCGGCTAAGGCCGGACGGATGATCTCGCCCCAAACTTCAGGCTTCATCTGCGCTACTTCATCCATCACTACGCCATCAAAATAAAGCCCTCGCAGAGCATCGGGGTTGTCCGCGCCAAAGATGCGAATCGTCGCTCTGTTGGGCAGGATGATCGATAGCTCGCCCTCGTTGATCTTGCAGTACGGTATCGGCGACGTGTAATGCTTGAGGTAGGACCACGCAATAGCCTTCGCCTGCACACGAAACGGTGCTATGTATGCGTAAAAACCACGCTCCTTGCCATCAACAATGGCGCGTTTAATTAAGTGATTGACCGCTAGAACCGTCTTCCCCATTCGACGATGCGCAACCAGAACACAGAAGCGATGGGCATCAAACCTCCGATGGATTTCGTCCTGAGGATAACGCGGCCAATATGGAATTTTGACAGCAGTCTCAGTCACGTCTCAGTGTCCTCTTTTTTAGCCGCGGCGGCCCGATCCCAATAGAGCCTCAAACCGCCTTCAATTTCTGACGCAACTTTCTCGACAGGCTTTTCGCCAACGGTATCGCGAATGGCAACAAATGCCTTGACATCACCGGCAAGTGCAGCTTCAAGCATGGACGCAACGACAGCCTCACCGTAAGTGCCTTCGCCCTCACACTGCTTCATGAGCGCAATTTCCAGAAGCTCTTTGAAGGTCTTACGTCGACGCCGGGAAACTCCAGATGCACGACCTGCCTTTTTCGCATTTTCTCGGCGTTCACTCGGCGTTCGTTTCGAATTTGGGATCAAATTGCTTTCGTTTGCCATCACACTTTCTTCCTCTTCCAATTTGTCGGAGTCTTGCCTCTGAGAACGCCATGACAAACAGCCCAAACGGTCGATTTGGGCATCTCCATCTTTATGGCAATACAAGCGACGGTAAAGCCGGCATCCCAAAGAGCAAGCACCTCATCAATTTCAGCATCGGTATAGATCGCTCTATGGTGATACTGACCAATGCTGTCCCCTTTAACGCCTACAGGCACCATTTCAGTTCTTCCGGAAGAACTTCGGCCACTGAGCTTTGACGACCAAGATTGCATTCTCAATTTCGCGGCGACGATCGAACGATCCTGGCTTGAACAGTTTTGCTCGATAGGCTGCATTGACGAGTTTTTGCACCGCGAGCGGCGGGAGGAACTTTGAGACGCCGAGTGGGACTGTGGGCGGAGGAGTACGTTCATTTGTTTCTTCTTTGTCATTCATTTGGCTCCTCCCAATCCAGTTCAATCAACAGTTTTCCGGGAGCTTCGTCTGGATGCCAAACCTGTTCTCGGAAATGGAAAAGATGGTCATTAACATTGAGTGCTTCAGCGATACCGTCGAAGTAAGACTTGCAGTTTGCAATCAAGTTGTCTTCATCCCGATAACGAAGAATTGGCGGAATGGGACAGAGACGAAGGTTCATCGTCGTACCCGCAAGCAAACGAATAGGCTGTCCCTTCAAGGCTGTCTTAGTAACGATGAATGCCTGCATCTTTGTGGATTTAAAAATTCGAGCCTTTGAAAACCGATCAATGCGACCATTAGGTGAAAGTGCTCGGTTGGGCCATGGCAATTCAATGGTGAGTGTTCTTTTGGTCATTTCCTTTTGATGGACCTCATCCAGACAGTGAAGCGAGTGCGTTGAGCCTTAGCGAGCTTGCGTCGTCCTTCACGCTTTTCAGCATCAGACTCGGGTTCAAAGAAAGGACAAGATCCTGCAGCTTCGACAGATCGAAAGCGCGCGTAGGTTTGTCCTGGTTCTCGATGAGCGCACTCGACAAGCCCACGAGCGAGCATTCCCCACTGTCCAACTTGCAGTTGGAGATACTCGGTTTTTGGCTTTGGACCAAGCGGCGCGATGTTGCGACAATCGAAACAAAGGGGCATGAAGTTCCTTTTGTAGGAACCTCCGTGGGATGATTGAGGTATCTCACTTCCATCAATGCACCCCACGGAGGGAAAACAGATGATTGAAATTGACGTTGCGATCGGCGACCAAACGGTTTATGAAGCCACACTGAAAAATGGTTCGAAGCACTGTTTCCGTTGTCCAGGACAGAACAACGACCATGGACAGAAAAACGAACTTATTGCGATCTGGACGGACAGAAATGACCAAATCGTGCGCTTCACGGAACTCGAGGAGATTGAATCGCTCACGGCGCGTCCGGACATTGCTGTTCCTCCTGATGCGCTCCGACCAGACCGGGTTGAGGAGTTGCTATACACGACGAAGAGAACGGGTGAAGGGGGCCACGGGATTGTGTATATGCCTCTAAATCTCCTGCGATGAGATAACAGCTGAAGTTCGGGAAGCGATTGTGTCGGGCACACCGAGCGATTGAACTGAAGAAATCTCCCTCCCATCCAAAGGGGGCAGCTGCATCGAGCGGAGATGTCTGCTCGAGATTTGCGGGGAGTTCGCAAACAACTGAGTTCCCCGCAGCTATTTCCCATTGGTTGAGGAAACGAGCCATGGAGTAAGCGCAGCGGATAAGGTCGAAGAGATCAGCCAGATGGTCGACCGTAAGCAACAGTCGTGGACGAACGCCGGTGAAGTCGACGTTGACGGACGCAGAAGAATTACGTGCAAAGAGATGAAGGAATCGAAGGCGGGGAGCTTCATCATCCGAAAAGATTTCGCCGTTGATCTCGATGTCGTTGAGTTTCATTTCGTTTCTCCTCTATGAAAATCCTCGCCGCGCTTACGCGGGGCAGCTGAAGACTCGACGAATCCGATGAGGATGGAATCGATCTCACCACGGAGGCGATGCACGACATCCACAACAACGGGAACCTCGGGGAAGACTCCGATCGTGGTGTTCTGTAGAGCCTCGTCTAGTTGATCAAGACTTCGGCGGGCGGCGATAATGCCCTCGCCGGCGCGAAGGAGAGCCTTGTTGCGGTTGTTCACCCAGTCGGTTTTCGAGAAAGGCGTTTTCATTGGGAATTCCTGAGTTGAGAAAAGCATTCACCTGCCCGCACTGCGGGGTCTACAGCACCACGAAACCGATTCCAGTTGCGAAGGTGATTTATCAGCCGAGGCGGATTCGGAGTCAGGTCGACCCGTTGGATTACGATGCCGAAGTGGGCGCTTCGGACTTCGTGAAGTGGTACGACCTTGATGAGTTGGCCATCACACGGTGCGACGCTTGCGGCGGCGTTGTCCTCTGGCTTCGCGGCTCTTTGGTCTGGCCGGTGAGTGCGGGGATCAGACCTGCGGAGCGCATGCCCGAAGACGTGCAGAAGCCCTTCTTGGAGGCGCAGTCGATTGCGGGCGCGTCGCCATGGGCTGCATGCGCACTGCTGCGCATAGCCCTTGAACGGTTGGTCAATCACCTCGGCGGCGAAGGGAAGAACCTTTACGACCGAATTGAAAATTTGAAACTGCCAGCCGACGAGATGCCGATCTGGGACGCGGTGCGAAAGTTGGGCAACGACGCGGCACACGAAGGGCTGTTCCCATACAACTCGGAGGAGCACGCGGAAGTGCCCGCCGTGATCTCGCGATTCATCAACCTTCTGGTTGAGAGGCACATCGGCTCGGTGGGAGAGGCGGCGGACATCCTCGAAGCGTTGAAGTCGGCAAAGAAGGAGAGCTGACGTCATTTCACCTCCTTCGCACGGGTTCGATAATCCTGCCAATCGAAAACAAGACACTTTCCACCATCGCGCAAACGACTCACCGCTGCGTCACTGAGAACACTGGTGAGTGACGCGCCATTGGAGCTTGCGAGAGGTAAGTTCGAAATCACGATGGTCGGGCGGCAACGCTTGTAGCGACCGTCGATGATTTCGAAAAGACGATCTGTACCATGCGCCGAAATAGGACTTCGACCGATCTCATCAATCACGAGTACGTCTAGATCGACATAGGCACGGATGAGATTCGCCGCATCTCCTTTAGAACGCCCTTCTTCGTCCTTCCCGTACGTGTCATAAATCTCAGAGAGCAACAGGCTACAGTCGACGATCTTTGCGACGAACCCTTTGCGCAGGGCTCCCATCACGATGGCCATCCCGAGATGAGTTTTCCCGGCACCAGTCTTACCGACGAAGATGAGCGACTTTCCGCGCTTTACGCTTGTCTCAATGTCTTCACCCCAGGCTAGAACTGCGCTCTTGACCTCTTCCATCTTGGTGTTGAAGGTCAGCCATGCTGTTACCGTCATGCCTTGGAATCGCGGAGGGATTTCAAGTGCAAAGTGCTGCGCGAGGAACTTCTGCCGAGAACACTCAGGACATGCTGCGAAGTGGAACACGCCTGCGTCATCGACCCAGTAGGAACGATATCGACCATGACGCGGACACTCGCTCCATTCGCTCTGAAATCTCGAGTCAGTCGATTCCTGCGGTGTAGTCGATTTCTGCTGTGTTTCTTGCGCCGAAGCCCGAATAGCCTTGGCGCGTGCGATCAGCTCTGTGATTCCCTGCATAGTGTCCAAATCCTTTCTTTTCTCTGCCGATCCAGCCGAGGAATTGAGTCTTCCACTGCCGCATGGTCTTGGTTGTCGTGTTGTTTGCGCCTAGCCAGCAACGCATCTTTGTGAAAGTCGCTTGAGCATCAATCTCAGGCCTGAGCTTCTGAGCGTCGACACGCCAATCCTCCGGAATGTCTTCTGGAAATCGCACGCGAGGAGTTCGCTCTTTGCGCGGTTGCTTCGGTTTAGAACAGGCCTCAGATTTGCGTTCTGCGGCGTTCTGATCCTTGGTTGGTGTGTTGGCACCAAAAAGCGAATCGGATGTCGTAGCGAAACGCGCATCGATGTTCTCGATGGGTGTTTGGCCGATAGCCGAGCAAACGACTTCTACGTTCACCTCGCTTTCGAGACTTTCGGATGCAACTCGTGCTGCCTCGTTGAAAAGTTCGTCATCAAACGGAGGGGCTTCGCATGTGTGTGCGTCACTACTCTTTTCTTCTTCTCTATTCAGTTCTCTATTCCTTCTCTCTTCGGGGTTCACTTCTGAACCCGGTCCCGGTTCACTTCTGAACCCGGTGGGGGTGCACTTCTGAACCCCCTCCCCGTTCACTTCTGAACCCGGTTCACTTCTGAACCCGGTGCACTTCTGAACCGGGGTCAATTCCTTACCGGGTTCAGTTCTGAAAGTGGCAATCTTTGACGGCGGTAAAAGATTTAGATGAACTCGGTAATAGCGCTTCTCTCCGTTCTCCTGACGAAAGCTCAAAAGTCCCCTGTTCACGAGCTCTTTCAATGCAGCACGAACAACATTGCGCGACTTTCTAGCAATGGTCATGATCGACGTAATCGCCGGATAGCACTCAGATGTCAGATCTCGATCATCTACGAAGATCGCAACCGCCTCCAAAACGTCGGTCAACGTTCCATCTTCGAGGCCGCTTACGCGGACGGAAAAAGAAGCTTTCCAACCCATGAGGCCACCTCAGAAATCGCGAACTTCAGTCGCCTTCATGACTGGCAGGTTGCGATAGCTTTCACGCAAAAAAAGTGCCCACGCGCGCGGAATGCCTTGGGTTTTCCATTCAGACACTGAAGCTGTTCGAATTCCGCACTCTTGCGCGACAGCTGCCGACCCGCCAAGCGCCGCAATGATCTCCAGTGATGCCGCGACGGGTAGTCGCTTGGGTGGTAAATCGTTTTTCTTCTGATTCATGCGAATTGCCTTGCATAAAAGTAGGAATACCTTTCGCCAATTATAAGCTATACCTAATCGCAAAAAGCAACCTCACCTCCTAAAATAATTAGGTATCCCTTATAGGAGTGAGTTCATGGCATCGCTAGCCGAACGAATGGCATCTGCTTTGGCAGATGCTCAAGACAAAGATCCTCATAAGTCACAAGCGGGTCTAGCTCGTGCTTGCGGCATCAAAACACCATCAGTTTCTGGATGGTTCACCGGAAAAACAAAGACTCTAACTTTTGAAAATGCGATAAAGGCAGCCGCCTATCTCGGCGTCTCGACAGAATGGTTGGCGACAGGAGAAGGAGATATGCACTCTTCTTCAGTAGTCGCCGTCGATGAATATGATGATTTGGATGATGATGACGTGGTTCGCATTCCAGAATACAAAGCACGATGCGCGGCTGGTGATTCTCAAGAAGTCATCTATGATGAAATCACGTCAAGTATTCCAGCGGTATATCGTCGCTCGTGGTTCCAAGAGAAAGGTATCAATCCTGCTCACTGCAAGCGTTTCAAGGTTCACGGCGATTCTATGGAACCGCTCCTCTGGGACGGAGATACCATTCTTGTCGACTGCGGCGCCAAGGAGGTCTTAGACGGGAAAATTTATGCGTTTATGATTCGCGGCTCGATGCGTGTCAAGATTCTCCATCCTCTCCTTCGCGGAGGATATCTTGTGCAATCTCTCAATCCAAACGTCCCCGACGAAACACTTGACGACGGAGATTTAGATGCTTTTGTACTCATAGGAAGAGTTCGTGACCGCAGCGGGTCAAGTATGTTCTAAATCTTAAAGTCGCTTCGAAATCATCTAAACCCGCCTCGAGCGGGTTTTTTGTCGCCCATACCTTTGACAATAATCAAAGAAACAATAGGTGTGCCTAATTTTTATTTGCATCCATCACTAGGCATGCCTTACTATGCATCTAACAAAACGCAAGGTATGGATAGTTTATTAGCTAACGATACCTAGCATTTTATTATCCTCCGCATAGCGGGGCACGCGACAGTGAATAGCTGGAGCGGCAGACGGAAGGCCGTAAGAAGACGCGGAGCCAGTACCTCCGCGCCGAGCGCACAAAAGCGCAAAGGCTTAAGGATGCAGTGTCGACCGAGCGGTCTGAAGATCTACGGATCCTCACCCGCCCGGCCGAAAAGGCCAACCGTTGCGCCTTCTCATGAGGGCGCAACCATGGGTCTTTTCAAGACATTCCATATTTAACAAGGAAATGGAGCTGGGAAATGAGTGAACCCCAAAATCATCAAGAGATGGTTGATTCTTTTAAGAAACAGATCATCGAAATAAATCATGAGATAGATCGCCAGATCGATCAGGGTATTGGGATAGATCAATTATCTCGGCTAGCTCTGTTGTCTTCTGTGATTGCTAATTTATGCTCCGCAGGATCGACGCTTGAGTACATTGACGGGAAAATTTCTATTTCAGCATTGATTGATACGTTGGACGCCAATCTTAGCGACTATCTGGTTGTCCTCGATTTCTTAAAGAAAGTAAAACAGGAAAATGAATTAAATTGAAATTAACTCCCTCCGAAACAGATTGGCGAAATACCAATCTGGGGTGGCAATATCGACACGGTTTTAGAAGATATTGCTCGCAGCAATGGCGATTAATCGGCGCGGCGGGCGTCGTCATTGCAACCCGCCACATATTTATACATGGCCTCGACGCTGAATAAGCGCCGGGGCTTTTTTTTTTCGAGATAAGCCATGACGTTGAAAAAACTTCTCGGCCACAACGAACGTACTGGGTTCAGCGATACCGCAATCATCTTCTGCGCCTTTCTGACTGGCGCCGGTATCAGTGCTCTCGGTATCTCACTCTGCCTGCTCATGCAGTGGGCTTACGTACTTTTTTAGGAGTTCAGTCAATGAACGTCAAAGTCATCACCACCGCGCTGAACTGTTTAATCGGAAGCGTTGCTCTTACTTTCGTCAATGACAACCAAAGCCTCGAATTGGCAACCAAAGCAGCCGTCAGCCGTCACGGGCGTGAGGCCATCGTTATGTACCAGTGGTACAGCGCATGTGTACAAGAACCATCGCTCGATGATTTTGAAGTTTGGCTAGCAAGACAAGTCGAAAAGCATCCGAACTTCAAAAAAGAAGTCGAATCCTGGCGCCAGTATTTTCAGCGTCACCCTGAAGAGCAGGAGGCGGCATGAGCGTTCCCACTCACCGGCACGCATCACAAAAAAGTAAAGCGACACGCCGTAAAGAGCACGAACGCAAAGCCCGAAATCGCACTGCTACGAACACCGCAAAAACGGTCATCGACTACATCTTTGCTTTCATCAAGAGATTAAAGCTATGACATGGAATTACCCAGACGGCTTCGATCCTAGCTGCTTAGATCCGAAGCTGGATCTTGAAGCCGATTCAGATGAATTAGCGAAGCAAATTCTAGAGAACGAAGGGCAAACAGCCGTCTGCACGCTATTTGATGCTGTCGAATACCTCTACGACTTCTTCAACAACTCGCCGATACCACCAGCCTTCTTGGAAGAATTTGCCCAGAAGACCAACCACAAAATTAACAACCTTCGGTCTTAACTAGCAGACGACAAAACTATGACAGACCTAATCGACAACTCAAATTTCATCATTGCTCAGATTAAAGAGCGAGCAGCTAATACTCCACGGATCGTATCTCCACGCTCGCGGAGATTTACAAAAGAGTTCCGCGAAATCATCAAGGATGCTATCAACGCTGACATTCCCTTGCCCCGAATTGCCGAGATCTTATCGGTCAGCGTAACGCACCTGAAAAGGGTCCGCGATGAGATGCATGGCATCCCTCGGTCTGATCGAGGAGAACACTCACCGAGAGAGACCTGGAAGAGTTCTTTCAGAAAAATCAGAGAACTCATTCAGAGTAGCCATACAAACACCGTCCTAGAGGATTTTGGTAGGTACACGATAACGTGCTATGACGACAGAGGGTTGCAAATCGCTCGCCTTCTCGTTGATATGCCGAAAGAAGGTACTGAAACACTGGTATGCCTCATATCCGAGCATGGGAAAAAAGAATTTTTCTTCACTTATCCAGCTGTCAAAAAGTTCTTTGAAGACTATGTGAGTTAACCCATGAGTAAATCAATTTCTCAAATTGACTGGCTAAAAGAACGTCAAAAAGGCATCGGCGGATCCGATGTCGCTGCGATTCTTGGCATGTCTCCTTGGCGCACTCCTTACCAAGTCTGGGAAGAGAAAACGACGCCAATAGATGAAACCGCAGAAGAAGATGATCGCCCTGCGCTTTACTGGGGACGTGTTCTGGAAGCACCTATTCGTCAGGCATATGCAGACAAAACGGGGCGCACGGTTACGAAGCCCGCAGAGGCATTTGTGAGCTCGAAATACCCTTTCATGCGCGCAAATCTTGACGGAATCGCTGATGACGGTCGGGTGGTTGAGTTCAAGACATCGTCTAAGTCTGATGGTTGGGGTGAGGCTGGAACAGATGAAATCCCTGACTACTACATGACGCAGGTTCAGCACTACCTTGCTGTTACGGGCGTCAAGACTGCTGACGTCGCAGTGCTGATCGGCGGAAACGATTTCAGGATCTATACGATCGAAGCCGATGAAGAACTTCAAGCTTTGTTGATCGAGCGTGAAAGCGAATTCTGGGCATTGGTTGAGTCCAGGACTCCGCCCGACCTGACTTCAACAAAAGATGCAGCTCGACGTTACCGCGTGGCGACGGCAAAAAAAGCTGTTGAAGCAACAGCTGGAGATGTCGTTGACGCGTGCACCAAATTGTGCGCGATTAAGGAACAGAAGAGTCTGCTTGATGCGAAAGAAAAGACGTATCAACTGCGAATCATGGAGTTCATGCAGGATGCGGTTTCGCTGAAAAGGGACGGCCAAACGATTGCCTCATGGTCTGCTCCCAGCACACGCAAAACCATCAATTCCAAAAAACTCAAAGAAGAGTTTCTTGACGTCTACAAAGCCTGCGCGACGGAATCTGCGCCGTCTCGGGCGTTCCGAATTTACCCTGCAAAGGATTAAAAATCATGACCACTCAAATTGTTGAGCCGATCCCGGTAAAAACCGTCGTGAATCCCTTCACTGCAACTGGTGCTGAGGTATCGACACCTACTGCCAACAATCCCTTGGCTGCTACAGATCAAGCACGAGCGATTGCCGAGGTGCAAGCGGCGCTTGTGGTGGCACGCATGAACCCCCGCAACCCAATCGTTGCTATGGATCGCATTCTCAATGCGTGCAGTCGTCCTTCGCTGGCCAATTCAGCAATTTACGCTTATAACCGTGGCGTCACTACTATCAGCGGTCCCACAATCAGACTCGCTGAAGCCCTTGCACAGGCCTGGGGCAATATTCAGTACGGCATCCGTGAGTTGTCGCAAAAGGATGGCGTTTCCACGGTAGCCGCTTTCGCGTGGGACGTAGAAACCAACACGCGACGCGAAGTGGTTTTTCAAGTTGCGTTGAAGCGTGATACGCGAAAAGGCAGCTATCAGCTCACTGACAATCGAGACATCTACGAGCTGGTTGCGAATCAAGGCGCACGTCGACTTCGCTCATGCATCCTGTCTGTTATTCCAGGCGATGTAACCGAAGCGGCACTAAGTCAGTGCGAAGCTACTCAAAGAGCAAACGTTGACATGACGGCTGAGGGCATCAAAGGTCTTGTAGAGACTTTTTCTAAGTTTGGCGTATCCAAAAAGCAGCTTGAAGATCGTATTCAACGCCGCATAGACTCGATCCTTCCGGCGCAAGTAGTCAACTTGCGTAACATCTACAGAAGTCTGCGAGATGGTGTGAGTACGCCCGAAGATTGGTTTACCCCGGAAACTTCTGCAAATGTATCTGCAAAAAAGGGCGCGGCCGGACTTAAAGACAAGCTCAAGAAGAAAGCCGCGGTCCCCGCACCGTCTTCGACTGTTGAAACCACTGCCACCTCTTCCGAGGCGGTTGCAGCAACGCAGATCGCAGCTGACGATCAGCCTGATGCAGGATCTGATGAACCGGAGAGCGTGAATCCATCCGCCGATCTTTTCGACGCTGCGCCGGTCACTGGAATGCCGCCAGCTCCTCCTGCTGAAGAGGATCCGTGGCTCACAGAAATGAAGGCCGCCGAGGCCGCTCAAGCAGCAGGCGACTGAGCGCTTCAAATTTTCCGCCCCGCTTCTTGAGGCGAACGTAATGACTTCCCGGATGTGGGGCGGAAATTTTTATTCCTGTTATCAAAGAGGAACAACCGATGACGATGAATTGCGATGTACTTATTGCACTTGCGCTTAACGACGAGGAGCGCGACTTTGCAAAAAGGCTTATCAATGCGATGTTTATTGAAAACCCATCCGAGAACGATATCGATGCTCTACAAGCGGTCGCTTACCTTGCACTTGCAGTAATCAACCAACTACCTAAGACGACCCGAGATATGGCCATTAAAAAATGTGAGTCCGAATGCGTAAAACTCACTGGTCAACCTTTCCACTCGTGGAAGCTCAATGTTGCCGCCCTTGTAAGCGGCTCCAGTGAGGCCTTACGAAGTTACGGCATCGATCCATCCGTATGCAGGTAGTTACACATCCGCAACAAGACGTTTAGCAATGCTTTAGGAACTAAGAAGAACTGGGCTATACTGACTCGTGCCGGCTTGTACCGGTACGCGGTCTTTGGCGGACTGCGTTGTAGGAATAAAGCCGCCAAGAGCGGCTTTTCTTTTCCACTTTAAATCTAACACTTAAACGATAGGAGGCGCTATGGAGGAACGCAAGTTAAGTCCTTGTTTTGATAGCAATGACGTCATGGCGTACATCCTAGGCGTTTGCGAAAAGAACGATATACCTTGGAACGCAACTAAAGCCCAAAAACTCATGTATTGCTGCTACGGAACGGTTCTTGCTGCATTCGGCGATAAGCTTACAGAAGAAGCCCCGCAAGCTTGGCAATATGGCCCCGTGTTCCCTAGAACCTTTAACGGCCTTAGGAAAAACCGGATTAAGCCAGGTGAAGATCACGGTTTCTCGACAGCCTGCGACCCTAAATGGTTGCCATTGATTGACCAGACAGTGAAGACATTTGGGAAGTTTACGGCTTCTGAGCTAAGTACGTGGTCTCACAAAAATGGGTCTCCATGGGCACGAGCAACGAATAATGGGAAAGAGCTCTTGGTGCAAATTCCTGCGTCATACATTGCCGAATATTTTGAGCCGATGATCAATCGGGTAAAAGATGCCGACGCTTGATGAAACGGACGTTAACGAAGCTGTTAAAAGCGCCTTTAGCGCCAAATCTGATCCTGATGATGCAGACGAGGAACTCATCAAACAATGGGCTCAAGATGAAAACAAGGCTTTCCATTATGTAAAGATGGGAATAATTTATTGTGTTCCTTCTTTTGGATTGATTTGTATTTTGATCTACTTTTGGCACGTTATGGGATATCCTGGCTGGCGATGGTTAACCGCTACAGAGCTACAAGATATGAGAAGCGTTAGTGTTTCAATTCTTTCTGGCGTCTTTTCCTCACTTGCTGTCAGTTATTTTTACCGTAATAAATAAATTTCTTTTCGGCCCGCCTTTCGCGGGCTTCACTTTTTTGGGTAATCGGATTTGATGGTTGATATACCGTGGTGAGAATTATTTTTCACAACGGGCGGAATGGTTGACACGTGGCCACTTTTGGTGCATACTTTCCTCACCACATGAAAAAGATGTGGTCGGGATTGGCGTCCCGAACACATAGGCGCTCAGCGCCGGTCGTTTAATCGAGCGGCTTTTTTGTTGTCTGAGCGCATTGGGTATGCGTTTCGCGTACCCACCAGATGGGGTAACGAATCGTTATGCCATCTTGCAAGTCTCCGAATTCTGGGTGGGCTTGCGAGCTCCTTCGGGAGGCTGGTTCCTATGTGCCGGTACGCCAACTCGCAAGTCCGCCCACCACTGATTGGCGTCAGTGTGCGCGGTGTTAAAAAACACATAGGAGACTTGAATGTCTATCCCCACGATATTCTCTTTCGAGAATAATGCCGTCCGCACTCTTGGTGCGCCCGAATCCCCGCTTTTCGTCGCAGTCGACATCTGTTCATCGCTTGGATACGCAAACTCTAGCAAAGCGATCAAAGATCACGTTGATCCCGAAGACCTCATCAAGTCTGAAATCATCGACAAGCTCAACCGCATCCAGACGGTCAACTGCGTCAACGAGTCCGGCCTCTACGCTCTGATCTTCGGCTCCAAGCTCGAATCCGCAAAGCGCTTCAAGCGCTGGGTCACGTCCGAAGTCCTTCCGGCCATCCGCAAGACTGGACGCTACGAAGCACCGACTACGCTCACGACTGAAGAGTTGTACGAGATCCGCAAGGCCGTCAAGGCCCGCGCAAAGAATAGCTCGATTCACTACCAAACGATCTACAACGCCCTGTACGACTACTTCAAGATCGCAAGCTACAAAGACTTGACCAAGGGGCAACTTCAGGCTGCACTCACGTTTATTCACACGTGCGAACTCAAACCACAGTTGACCCAGCCAGAGATCCCTGAAGGTGCTTTGGTTCTAGAGGGGTTCGAGGCAGAGCGTATCGCCCATTTCGTGTATTACTGGCGCTACTTGTTTAGGCCTGACCTTGAGTTAATCCTGCGTCTTCTGCAAACAGTGAACTCGCCTAAAGCGGCACAGTTCTACGAAGCGGTGACAGAGCTTCACCTGCCTTTGTTAGAGATGACGTTGGAGAAGCATGGCTACTCCATCAAGGAGATGAGTTGCTATAAGCACCTTGTGACCCAGCGAAACTAAAGTGAACCAACCATGACCGAAAATCCTTTCCAGTTACCCGGATATCAGGTGATCGGCATGCAGGATACGGGGGTGGCATTCGATGTCCACCTCCAACCACCTTCTCCTGTTGCCTGTTCCTCCTGTGGCACCATCGGAGACTTCGTTAAAAACGGGACACGTGACATAAGAGTCATGGATTTACCCGTACACGGGAAGCCCGTGACGTTGTGGATTGCACGACAGCGCTTCCAATGTAAGTCTTGTGGCTCGACATTCAGACCAGAGCTACCTGGGATTCATCCCGATGCCAAGATGACAGAACGACTTCATCAGTACATTGAGCGAGAAGCCTTTAATGGCACCCATAAGGCTCTAGCAGAGCGCGTAGGAGTTGACGAAAAGACAGTCCGCACTATCTTCTCTCAACGGCTCGTGGCGCTCAATCAAGACTACAAACCGGAGATGCCAACCATCATCGGTGTTGACGAATTGTTCCTGAATCGGAAGTACAGAGGGATCATCACAAACATCGGACAACAAACCATTGTCGATGTTTTGGGAAACCGAAACAAACCAACGATTGAAAAGTTCTTAAAGGATCACGACACTAAGAACATTGAGATCGCAAGCATGGATATGTGGGGACCCTATCGACAAGCGTTCCATGAAGTCCTTCCAGATGTCTTGATTGTCGTTGACAAATTTCACGTTACACGTATGGCAAACGATGCCCTTGAGAAGCTCCGTAAAGGGCTCCACAAGAGCCTCACATCCACGGAAAGGCGACAACTCAAAGGAGATCGAAAGATCTTGCTTAAACGCGAAAACACGCTCTCTGACACGGAAATATTGACCTCGACTGGTTGGCTCAATAACTTTCCTCAGCTACTCGATGCATACAAAACAAAGGAGCGCTTTTTTGATATATGGGATCTTGCAAACGATCCATATGAAGCTAAGCAAATGCTGGAAGCGTGGCGAAGTTCCATACCAGAGAAACAATTGGATATTTGGGCAGACTTGGTAAAAGCAAGCCGGAACTGGGAAGATGAAATCCTGAATTATTTTGCTACAGGGAAAGAAGTCACTAACGCTTTGACCGAGTCTCTGAATCGCAAAATACGCGATAAGAACCGCGATGGCCGGGGTTATTCGTTTGACGTGCTTAGAGGGAAAATCCTGTTTTCCACCCCTCACAAAACCAGGCGAGTCACTAACCGAAGTTCGCCGTTCAAATCCAACACAACAAAGTTCATGAAGAACTTCTCCTTCTTTGATTTGCTTCAACGCACAGAGCTTGAAGAGGACATCATCATTGACTATGGCGTTGATCTATCAACCATCTAAGCGAATATTTTGTGGTTGGTTTGAACCTCTCAAATCAACCACTTATTCCGAATACCCACTTTTTTCTGGCCTCGGCACTCACCTGCCGGGGCCTTTCTTTTTTCCGAGAACGCCATGACGTTGAAAAAACTTCTCGGCCACAACGAACGTACTGGGTTCAGCGATA